CACTGGATTATCATTCTACAAAAATAAAACTTTGAAAATTTTGAATAAAATCCTTCAATGGAAATGGAATAGAGATTTGTTTCAATTCAACGAAGATTTTAACAAAGGAATGGACTCGGAATTATACCAATACTTTTTACAACATAGTAAAATAGCACTTTGTCCAAGAGGTTGGACAAATTCAGAAACATTTAGATTGTATGAGGCCATGAAGTATGGTTGTGTAGTTATAACAGAAGAATTACCCGATAGGGAATACTATAAAAATATTCCAGTTATAAAAGTAGAAAATTGGAGTGATGGAATTAAAATCGCACGAAACTTACTCAAAAATCCTAAAAAATTGGAACAAATGGGATTAAATAATAAAAAATTTTACGAAGAATTTTTGAGTCCGAGAGCAACTGCGGAAATAATAATAAAAAAATTAAAAGTTTAATTTGGTAAAACCGAATAATTGGAAAAAATTAATTATATTTGAAATATGGGATGCGATATACATAGTTACTTAGAAAAATACACATCGATTAACGGTGAAAATAAATGGGTCAACGTTGACTACTGGCAAATAAATCCACACTTTGGGTTGGACGACTCTAAAAATGAATACGACCAAGTTTCATTTTACATTGGAAGAAATTATGAGTTGTTCGGAATACTTGCTGGTGTTAGAAGTTCTGAAGACCCAATTAAGGAGCCGAGAGGTTTACCTGAAGATGTAAGTGACGTTACCAAAAGAGAGTATGAAAAATGGGATGAGGTACATACCCCTTCTTACTATACATTGAAAGAACTCAAGGATTACATTTACAATAATTCAGATAATGAAGAACTTATTGAAACATTATCTTATTTTGTTAACTCAATGAATGGAAGATTTAAAAATGAATTCTACATTGAGGATGACAATCGACATACAATAAAAGAAAACGGATTCAGAGTAGTTTTTTGGTTTGATAATTAAAAACAAAATAATTATGATAGATAGAGGAAATAAATTTTACGAAACCGCAAGAGAGTTTGTAAAAAAGTACGAAGTAAATGTAAGTGAGCACATTATTGATATCATTGTATCGGTGATGGTAACTCGAGATGGTGTTGGACCGATGGGTGGGAGTTTTGTTCAGTCAATTGTTGACAACAATTTATTCGAGGCAGTCAGCCGTGCAGACCAAGACTGTCTGAAAAACCTCAGGATAATCGCGGCGGCGAATCGATACTGCCATTTAAAAAGTTTATAAAAATGAAGAATTGGAAATCTACGGATTGGGCAATTGCCGGAGTACTCGTACTGTGGATGATACTTGTTTCTGTTGTTGTATATTGTAGTTTATAAACAAAAAAATGAAACACGAATATTATGACCCTACTGTCGAAAGAAGAGAGTTATATAATCTAATGCGCACAAAATTCCCAAAAGGAATTAAAGAAAAACAATTTCATTTCTCAATGACAGTCCGTCCCGAAAAGGTGGATTACTACATAGATTTATTCAATCAATATAAATAAAAATGATTATCAAAAGTTTATCACCGGAATGGAAAGTTTGGATTTGGACAAACGTAGTAAATGGTTTAGGTAAAGAAAATATCTTTAACGTATTATTAAATCATGGATTTGAATATGATTTAATTTCTAAAGAATTAGATATGACACCTTCAAATCCTTTGATACAAAAAAGAAAGGATACCCAAGTAACCCTTAATGAAACACCATCTTTTACCATTCAACCTCTCTATAAACCGTTGTGTGATAACTCAGGTGTTTATAGAATTGAGACTGAGTTTTTGGAGATTTATACAATCCCAAACTTCTTATCGGGTGAAGAATGTGGGGAGTTAATAGAACAGATGGTTGGTAAGTTGAGACAATCAACAGTGGTTACAAATACTAATGTTGAAGACGTTAGAACCAGTTCAACCTGTGACATGTTTTTAGATAATCCAATCTATAAATCCGTAAATGATAAGATACATTTGTTTATGAAATTACCCCACGAGTTGGGTGAAATACCACAAGGTCAGAAGTATCTAGTTGGTCAACAATTTAAAGAGCATGGTGATTATTTTGATGAGAATTACGAACCCAACAAAGTGGGGTTAGTTAATCTTGGTCAAAGAACGTGGACATTCATGGTTTATCTTAATAATGTGGAAGAGGGTGGTGAAACACACTTCACAAAAATCGATAAAACATTAATTCCGAATACCGGAACTGCCGTTGTTTGGTCTAATATTTTAAGAAATGGAAAACCAAATGAATACGCAAAACATTGCGGACTACCGGTTATCTCGGGTGAAAAAAACATCATCACTAAATGGTTTAGAGAAGGTCCTAAAATTATAAATTCACCACAAGAAATAACTTTAACGGAAATAATTTAACCTTCCCAAGTACCTGATTCCGTAATAATCGGATTACTATTCCTATCAACCATCACCCATTCAGCCTTTACCATACCAAAAGGTTCGAAACATTTTAATACTGTCTCAAGTGAAAAACATTTACAACTGTAGATGTCAAACTGAGCCATTGGTAGTTCATAGTGGTCCCAAATGTGAATTGATGAGTGAGAGGTCGCCAAGGTTACGGTACCTGTTAGTCCCTCATTACCGGGGTCGGATACATAGACACTGGTTGGACCGGCAACTACCTTCATCCCTACGGATTCCACAAGGTGTATAAACCATTTATTTAATTGTTCTTCCCTCTTGGGGGGGTTGGTCATCCAACACTTTAATAATAGGTGTTGGTGATAGGGTTCAAATACTTCTATTTTGTCCAATGTTATAAGTTTTTATAATCCATATATATACCGATTTTGAAAAAAATCAGGGTATTATTTGGAATATTCAAAATAATCTTTTATATTTGGAACAATGTTAGTGGTCTTCAACATAGTGATTGGAATTATATGGGGTCTCTATATTTTAGGGTCACTCATCAAGAAGGATTGGAACGATTTTCTTTATGGTATCTGCATGGCGTTAGTGATGTTTTTACCAATACCAGCACAGCAAAGTATAATCGTAATGATATTGTTAATTATTGTACATAGATACATAGATAGAAAAGAAAGAGAATCTTAATGAAAAAAAGTGAAGAATTGAAAGGTATACTATCAGGTATAGTTAACGAGATTGAGAACGATTGGGACAGTAAAGAGAGAGAATCATTTACGATGACCAAGTTCTTAGAATTACCATGGTTGAAAGACGGTCAATTCTACATTGAAGATAAGAAGAATAAAGACGAGTTAAAGAACTTCTACTTCAAATACGACCACAGTGTATTCACCTCCGAGAAATTGGGTGGTGGATACTTTGTTATTCACGAACCATTCGGAAATAAGTCATCCCCTGATTATTTGTTCGTAACACCAAATGGAATCTTTGGTATTGAAGATAAATCTAACAACGAAGAAAAGATAGAGTGGAACACCGGTTCACCGGGAGAAGATAAAATCATCACGTTCTTCCACAAATCAGAAAAGAAAGTCTATCTGTTTACCAGTTGGGAATACGGATGGACCAAAGAGATTGGTGATGAGTACTATCAATTTAAAATCAAAATTAAAGAGATGGCATCAGAGTTGTTCAAAGAACAGTTTCACAAGTATGGTGATTCGTTTAGAAAGTTAACATACTATGCTCGACCACACATAATTGACGGGAATAATATTGTTAGAGACATCTATGACCCCGAAGAGATTAATGTAAAGAGAGTATTGGAGAAGTTCTTAGATGGTGAGGAACACAAACCAATCAGTAGGTATAGAAGAGCAATGGAATACATACAAGGAAAACTATTTTAAAATGAAAAAAATTGAAGCGTTATTAATTTCAGATGTTCACCTCGGTTCAAAGGGGTGTAACTCTGAGGCGGTCCTTGAGACCTTAAAAGATTACCAACCGGAATATCTTTTCTTGGTTGGTGACATAATCGATGGTTGGTTATTAAAAAAGAGATTTTATTGGAAACAATCTTACACCAACGTAATAAGAAAAATTCTATCGTATTCAAAAAATGGTACGAAAGTAATTTACATCACCGGTAATCATGATGAATTCTTGAGGGATTACGATGACTTATCATTTGGGAATATCGAATTTCACAATGAATACATTTACAAAGATATTTTCATCACACATGGAGACCTATATGATGGTGTGGTAAAATTAAAATGGTTAGGTGTTCTTGGTTCCGTCGGTTATGATTTGGCAATTGTGGTTGATAGATACCTTAAAAGATTAGGTTATAAGCGTTCTTTATCTAAGTTCTTAAAGGATAAAGTAAAGGAGGCAGTTAAATTCATCACGTCCTTTGAGGACCAAATAGTTTACCAAGCGAAAAAAAGAAACTGTACCAAAGTTGTCTGTGGGCATATTCATCATCCCATAATAAAAGTCATCGACGATATTGAATACGTCAATTGCGGTGACTGGATAGAAAATAATTCATATATAATTTATAACAATGGCAAATTCACAAAACACTTCAATAAAAGATAACCTTACAATCGTTATCCCAACATATAACGAAGCAAATTACATTGAGCGTACATTACATTCAATACATAACCAAACCGGTATACGGGGAACAAGAGTGATAATTGCGGACAATCATAGTAATGATGGAACTCGAAAGGTAATTAAAAAACAATCATTCTTTTATCAGAAGAAACTAAAGATAGAATTGATTGATGGGGGTACCGTATCGGTTGGTCGA